ACTCAGAATTTAGAATCAAATACCCTAGAGGAGAATTAGGGCAATCAAGTGGGGAAGCAGAACTTTTTATGTTGGTGGAACATATGAGTACCCTTGTTGAAGATTTAGGTGTAGAAATTAAGGGCATGAGAAATAATAAAGTGAACATAGATTTTTTAAAAGAACGAGTTAAAAAATTAAGTGATGATGTTGAAAAATTAATTAGAAATGGAAATGGAACACACCAATGATTGAAATAGTTTTTGGATTAATGTTATATCTAAATGGAAATTTAATAGAACATACTTACAAAAATAATTTAAGTTCATGTCTTAAATCAAAACGCATAGCTATGAAAGAAATTAATCCTGATAGTGTAGTTTTTAAATGTGAAAAAGTAAAAGCTAAAACTGAAATCTATATGGGTGGAAAAAAGATACTTAAAATTATAAAAGAATAATGGCTATAGATAAATGTACAGATTGTAGTTGCAATTGTCATTGCAATGTTAAAGGGCATTCCGATTTATATGGAGTATGTCCTTGTGAAAACTGTAAGTGTAATAAAAAAGAAGTAGTTGTTGATGATGCTGATGAATGTTTAAGTTGTCAGTAAAATGAAGATAGTTTTATTTTTAATTTTATGTTCAGGATTAGCAGGTAACTGCCTTGAACCTCGTAAATCCAATACTACTTATAATAATTTTTATGATTGTATGATTGGTGGTTATGAAGAATCATTATCTAGAATGAAAGTGTTAGGACCAGAAGCTGTTAACGAACATCAAATGTTTATTAAGTTTTTTTGTACTCCTGAAAAGAAAGAAAAAAAATTAGACACTTAAGAATGAAACACATCTCTTGCAATCTTTTCTAAATCATCAGACAACTCAGAAAAATTAGCTTTGCATTCTCTTAGTAAAGCTGTAATCACACCAGAATTATTTTTAGAAAAATGTAAATCTATTTTATTCATAGGATAACTTTTTATCTCTGCAATAAATTGACCTTGATTATTAATAAATAATTTAAAACCCATCAACTCAGCTTCTTTTCTTTTAACTCTTGGTTTACTTAGTTTTGGATTGGACTTCATGTTTTTTCTTTAGTAAGTCTAAAAGAAAATCATCATCTGATTTAGCTTTACTTAATCTAGTTAAGGGTTTATCGCCATCTTTAAATATTTCAATACTTTTTATTCTAGCAGGGTTAACCATAAAGAGAGGTAGTCTAGGATTATCAAATGATTTAACCATAAAGAAACCATCATCAGCTATACCAAATGTTTGAATATTTTTAATATCAATATCATCTGATGCAACTAAACATAAACGCATATGACAGGTAGGAGTAGGGTTTGGTTTCTGAGGTTTGCCATCTAAACCTATAACATTATTCATAGGTTATATATCTGTTCTTACAATATGTTTTCTTAATGCTCTAACTAATTCTTCTATCTTATCTATTATAGCAATTAAATTTTTATCTTTTATAAAAGATTGTTCTTCTTTTAATTTATCATATTCTTTAATAGAGATTTGAACCATTGGACTTGGTGCTTCAGTTTCATTTTCGTAAGTTAAATCTTCTTGTCCATTACTCATCATCTACCATTTCATTTTCATTATAATTTTTACTAACAAAAGATTCACCAACAACTTCTTTCTCTATTGGTTTACCCATATAACCTATCTCTCCTGATTGGTAATCATCATCAACTAAGGTATCTATACTCTCTGTATAGAATTCATTTAGCTTTTCATTATTCTTTTTTATTTTCTTTTTTAAATGTTCTTTTAAATCATCTATCTTAACAAATAAAATTTTATCTAAATGTTCATGTATACCATACATTGATAAATCATTTAAAGAAGCAATCAATCTTCTAAATCCTTTGGCTCTTTTTTCCAGTTGTCTTATCTGTGCTTCTGATAAACTCATGAGTAATCCCTCTCTAATATCATTTCAAGATAGTGAATAGCTTTTTCAATATCTTTTTGTTTTCCTTTTACTTTATGTCTACATATATATTTAATAGCATTACCTTCTGCAAACTCTAAATGATTCTCATTTATAAATTGAGCAGGTTGAATTTTCATTTTTGCATAATGGTTTCCATCTACTTGCTTATCTAATGAATCATAAGTAATACCTTTGAACATATCTTTATTTGGCATATTATAATGGTCCTTGTTCTGCCATCTTCTGTCTTCTTAATTGTTTCTCTGTTGGTTGTAACATAGCATTTAAATCATCTATTGTCAACGCTGGATTTCTTTTTAATTTTTTTACTATCCATTTATAAGACCATGGTTGTAACCTAAATGTATCACCATGATAGTAATGAGTTTGATTAGGCATAAAAGCAAATACATTTTTATAATTAATCTTACTTGCTTCTTCTTTAGTTAATAAAGATTGTAACCATTCAACAAGAATATGTTTAGCTTTTCTTCTTATGGGTTTCATTTGTTTAGTGTTCACTTTGAATTCTTCTAACCTTTTTTTCTAAATCATTAATTTGTAATGATAATTTTTGATTATCTTCTTTAACTTCTTTTAATTCTCTTTGATAATTATTATTAATTTCTAATGCAATTGATAATGAATTATCTAATTCCTTTACTCTTCCTTCTATATGTTCTCTTTTATTTTTTTCTTCTCTCCACATTTCTACTGGGGATTGATACTCCTTATTCATTAATTTAAACCCCACCAGATTAAAACTATAGGTATAATAATATGTTCAAAAATTTCATAGAAACAAATTAAAACTAAAAGCCATGTAAAAAATAAACTTGTTTTAGATTTAGTAATTAAATAAGAAAACATTTTCTCATGCCATGTAGTAATTTTCTGTGTAAGTTTTAAAAGTTTATCTTTCATTGCTCATTTTCTTTCATATCTTTTTTGAATATATGTTAATAAGTGATTTGCTTTTGCACGAAGATTTATTTTATTATATGCAAAGTGTTCAAATCCTTTTCTGTTACAACAAAATTTATCTCGTTCAGTAGCTTCTCTTTCTCTTTTATCTAAACCTATAAAAACTTTATCATTCCAAAACCATTTATCCCACAATGAGAGATGCACATGGTTTATCTCTAACCATTTTGTAAATTTTTTCATAGCATTTATTTTTAATAATTTAATTTTCATCTTTATCCAACTTTAATAATTTAAAATTCTTTTCTCTATCAAAATATCTATAAGACATTCTTACTGGTTGAAACTTATAAACATAATCAAATACAATCTTCTCATCTAATTCTTTACAACTATAAACATCCAACTGTACCAATGCAGGATTAAGTTCATCCCATGAGTGTAAAGTTATATGGGATGTTTCTATTATAGTAACACAAGTTAATCCTCTATTGCCTATAACTTCACAATACTTTGCATAAGGACCACCTAATATTTTCATATCAATATCTTTAATTAAATTTCTAGTCCATTTTCTAGTAGACTTTAAATCTTTAGGTGGTTCTAAAACTTCTGCTCTAACTAACAGATGTTTGTGTTTTAATTCCATTCGCAAATTCTTTTGTTATGTCTTCTACATTAGGTTCTTTAACTACATCAGCTAAGAATACTTTCTTATTTGAATATTTAAATACTCTTAAACCTTTACCTTTGTTAGCATCTTTATAACATTCAAACTTATGTATACAAAATTGACAACCAATTGGTATAACTTTGTTACCATTCTTTTCTGTCTTTAAATTATAACATCTTTCAGGTGGTATATCACTAGCAAGTTTAGTAGTTAAATCTTTAATTAAATTTTTAATATTAGGTTTAGCTAACTCTTCTGGTTTATAAAAACATATATCACCACTTGATTTATCAGCAACAAGAAAACCTCCAGCTTTAGTACCAGTAGCTGTTTCATATCCTGATAGCTGGGCGTGGTATCCAAAAGGGTCATCCTCTAATAGTTCACCATTCTTAAATTTTTTAAAACTAAAAGGTGAAGCAGACTTAACATCACATATTTCTCCATCTACCTTGGCATCTATATGTCCATTAACATCATCTATCTTAACTTTCATTTGTCTATCTTCTACTTTATGTCCAGATAATTCTGTTAGATATAATAATAAATGTTCAATGATATGTCCATATAAAAATTTTAAATTATTACTTGCATCATATTCTTTTGTTTCTTTAGGGCTAAACTTATCATACCATAACTGTCTAGCTGGTTTACCTAAGATACTCATTCTTAGTTTACCATTATACTTTTCTTTTTTAGGTGGTGTATTCCACGCAATCATAGCTTCTTTAATATTATTAAGAAACTGATTCATATTTTCTTCAGTTATCTTTGCTGGAGTACCATTAGCAATGTCAGCAATTAATTTTTTAATATCAGTTGCTACTGTATCAATGCGTTTCTGCCCAATTGTCTCCGACTTTATATTGTCCATCTAGTTCACACCTTAATTTTAATTTTCTACCAGCATCTCTTATTGATTGTACTGCTAGTCTTCCAAACTCTTCAGCCCTTCCTGCTTCAACTTCATATTGAAATTCATCATGTACATTTACTACAGGATAAGCTTTGATTCGTTTATTTATAACATATTGGTCTAGCAATGTCAACGCTAACTTCATAACACAAGCACCTGCTCCCTGTAATAAGCTATTCAGGGCTGCGTGAGGGTGTCTTATGAGGATTTTTCTTTGGTCGAGTCCTTTGAGCCATCTTCTGTTGGACTTAGCCACTCCATCCACTTTTTCTCGTAAGCGTCTAAGATTTGGCGTTGCTCTAAGAAACTTTTCTTTAACTCGTTCTCCATCTCTTTCCGAACCTCCAATGATACTTCCGATTTTTTTTGAACCTGCTCCATAGATGAATGCGTAGATAAAAGTTTTGCTTTCATCCCTTGACTGAAGACCAGCAGCCATCTGATTTGTTGTGTGTATATCTCCATTAATGATTTCATTTGTATATTCCTTATCGTTCATGTAGTGAGCCAACATTCTAAGTTCTAATCCTTTAGCATCAACTCCTACTAATTTATTTCCTTTGTCTACAATCCATAATTGTCTACAATCTTTTCCATATGGTGAGTACACAGCAGGAACTTGTGCCATGTTGGGTGCTTGATGAGACATTCTTCCAGTTATTGTACCATTGGTTATAACTTTGCCATGTACTCTACCATCTTCCTTAACAGCTTCAATCCAAGAACTGACTTGAGCAATTCTTTTTTGTAGCATTAAGTATTTATTTATTAATTTAGCTTCAGGTATATTCGTTATTCCAGATAAAACTTTTTCATCTACAATTGTATGTCCTTTATCAGTTTTCTTTTTAGGTTTCCATCCAAGTAGAATTAATCGTTCAGCTATCTGTTGCCTTGAACCTAGATTAAATTCTTTATATTTAACTTTAATAAAGGGAACTCCCTTTACATAACCTCTTGTCTTGTTATTAGACTTAGGTATAAATTCTGTTTCTATTTTTAAGGGAGGAAAAGTTGCTCTTACTTTATGTTGAAGTTCATTCATGTCTTCTTGAAATTTACTTTGCAACATATAAGCATTAACAACATCAATCTTAAAACCTCTTTCATATTGTCTTTGAATTATTTGTGCAACCTTGTGTTCAAGTTCAACTGACTCACCAAAATCTTTTACTCTTGTAGAAAGAAATTTATATAACTTGTGTGTTAAGTCAACATCATTTCTACAATACTTTAACATCTCTTCACTAAAGAAATTAAATTGTTCAAACTCAATTTTATTTTGACCAAGTTTAATTCCCCAATTTTTTAATGAATGCCCTCCCTCTATCATGGGATTTAATAATCTAGATAGAACAAGTGTATCTGTTATCTTACAATTTTTAAATAAGTCATAACCAAAAAATTTATTTAGTACTGGTATATCAAAGCCAATTATATTATGACCTATTACTTCTTTAGTTTGTTTAATAAATTCTTCAAACCTATGCAACTTGTCTGCAGTAAATTGATAAAAAGTATCTTCATGTTTACAAACTATACACCAAATTTTATCTGCAGTTAAAGTTGTTTCAATATCAAATACGACTTTATTAAAAGTCATCTGCCTTTACCTCAACCTCAGATAATCTTCCAGTATCTGAATCATATTTTAAATGACAACATGGACCAGTTATACCAGAGAAACGATTCTTTAATACTCTTATCCTAGTAGTGTTCCGAATTTCAGGGTCATCATGCTGTGCGTCTCTCTCAAGCCCTATAACCATGTCACTTAGCTGACCTATAGAAGCTGAACCTCTTAGTTGAGATAGAGATGTTGCTGCACCTTCTTCATGTCCTTTACCATCTGGTCTTCTTAAATGTGATACTACTATCATAGCTATGCCTGTCTCTTGAACAAGTGTTCTAAGTCTAGTCATGATTTCATCTAATGCTCTTCTCTCATCACCATGAGATTGGTCTGATACTATAATACTAACATGGTCTATGATAATATATTTACAATCTAAACCTTTAGCTAAAAATCTAACTCTTGAAATTATATTATCAATTGAGTTTGAACCAAAATGGTCAAACATATATACTCTACCAGTACCTACTGTTGCATCAAAGTAAGTTTTTAATTCTTCTTTAGGAACATGAACATCAGGTAAATGTAATCTTTGATTAGCTTCAATACTCATGATACCTTTAGATGTTATAACAGGAGTTTCTTCTAACATTAACAAACCAATATTATCTTTAGTTTGTTTTATTAAATGATGAATTAATTCTCTCATCACTTGAGTCTTACCTAACCCACTACCTGAAGTAAAGGTAACTAATTCAGAGGGTCTTAATCCATATGTTATTTTATTTAATCCTTCAAAAGGATACTGAACAAAACTTTGTAATGTTGGTTTACTTATCTCATCAAATAAAATATTAGCATTTATAATTCCATCTGGTGCAAATACTTTTGCTTCCCAAAATGTTTTAACATAAGCTTGTATTTTATTTTTAGTTAAACAATCTGAAGCATCTTTAAATTCTTTTGGTAAGTACATTATTTTACACTTGCCTGGGCTAAAGAGTTCAGCTACCTTTAATGCTCCATCAATTCCATGTTCATCATTATCAAAATTAATTACAACATTATCAAAATTATTTTCTAACCATTCTAAACTATTCTTTATATCTTTAACTGCAGAAGCAATTCCATTCTTAATACTAACTACTGGTGTCTCATACTTATCTGTCTTAAACATTTGATAAGCTGATAGACAATCTAATTCTCCCTCAGTTATAATTATATATTTATTTTTATTAAATAAATGTTCACCAAATAAACCAGATTGTTTTGTATTACCTTGTATAGTAAACTCTTTTAATTTAGTAAACCTAGTTTTAGTTGCTATCTTTGCACCTTGTTTATCATGATAAGGATAGTAATGATTTATTATATTACCCATACTATCAATCTTAACAGTTACTCCATACTTT